GCTTCCTGACTTGGTTCCAGCAGCAAGCTACGCGAACCCACAGTACCTTGCTACGGTAGGGAAGAATGACGGTGACTATCGTGTGTATGTTGCCGAACACACCGGGGATAGTCGGGGGCAGGAATGGTACACAGACCTGACATTACTTGCGATCGACGCAACAACCAATCAGGTGCGCAATGGCTAATAAAAAGAATCGTCTGGAACTGACGGACGACAAAGGGATTTTGTTGAGACAGGCGCTAGCCGGGCATCAGACGACCATCTGGACTGCGTTGCCTGCAATCGTCAGCAAATTCACACCAGGTCAGATGACGTGTGAAGTACAGCCGACGATTCAAGCACAGCTTACGGATCAGTACGGGGCCAAGACCTGGAAGGCCCTACCTCTGTTGCTCGACTGTCCGGTGATGTTCCCGAGCGCTGGTGGGTTTGCGCTGACGTTCCCTATCAATCAAGGGGATGAAGTTTTAGTGATCATCGCTTCCCGCTGTATCGATGCGTGGTGGCAGAAAGGCGGAGTGCAGCAGCAATCGGAATTGCGTATGCATGACCTGTCGGACGGGTTCGTAATCCCTGGCCCCCGTTCTTTGCCAAATGTACTCCCGAACCTGAGTTTGACGGATGTTCAATTGCGCAATAACGCAGGTACGTCGTTCTTCTCGATCAATGCAAGCGGTGCACTGACAGCAACAACTCCAGGTGCAATTACGGTGAACGCTGAAACAGCCGTGTTCAATACGCCAGGTGGAACTACGATCAACGGACCCCTTCAAGTCAATGGGACGATTACAACCCCGGACGTGGTAAGCGCGGCGAATTTCGCTACCCCATCGGTTCCGGACAGCAATGAGCACGTTCACCTTTCGCGTACCGATGGAACAGCACTCACCGGACCACCAATTACAGGAACCTGATCATGCGATATAGAGCAATGGACGCTAACGGTGACTATACGTTCGGAACTGGCGTTCCGTTCCTCGTCAACACCCCTGAATGCGTCGCACAGGCCGTTCTCACACGTCTAAACCTGATGACGGGTGAATGGTTCCTGGACACCTCAGATGGAACCGACTATGACGGTGGAATCATCGGGCACGCATCCGAAGGGACACGGGATATAGTGGTTCGATTGCGTATCCTCGGAACTCCAGGCGTGACGCAGATTGACGAGTACATCAGCTACGTAGACAACCAACGCAACTACGTAGTGCTGGCAACCATCGATACGCTTTACGGTCAGGCAACCCTAGCCGCTAGTTTGTAGGAAAAAACATGACAACTACTTTCCCGCTCGCTACGCTGGCAGCAACGGTCACGGCAGCAGGCATTAGCGCCCCTCCCTATGCCGATATTCTCAGCAGTTTGCAAGCAAGTTTTCAACTGATCTACGGACAGGACATTTACCTAGGTAGTGATTCACAGGACGGTCAAGCGCTAGGGATCATTGCTAAAGCGGTAAATGACTGCAACAACGTCGCGATCTTTGTTTACAACCAACTCAGCCCGGCCACGGCAATCGGTGCAGGTCTGTCAAGTATCGTCAAGATCAACGGCATTCAGCGTCAGGTTGCAAGCAACTCATCTGTTGATCTATTGATAGGTGGCAACGTCGGTATCCCAATTGTCAACGGCATTGTGACTGACACACTAGGTCAGGCGTGGTTGCTTCCCGCGCTGGTAACGATCCCAGGTTCTGGCAGTATCACGGTCACTGCAACCGCGCAGAATCCAGGCGCACTCAATGCGGCGATTGGGACATGTATCAACATCAACAACCCTCAATTCGGGTGGCAGACTGCTACAAACCCGACAGCAGCAAGTCCGGGTGCACCAGTCGAACTGGACCCTGCCCTTAGGCAGCGTCAGGCGCTTTCTGTTGCCAACCCCTCGCAGTCTGTGCTGGAAGGCATTGCAGGGGCTGTTGCGAACCTCACAGGTGTCACTGAGGTTGCAGCGTATGAGAACGATACCGGATCGACGGATGCGAACGGGTTGCCACCGCACAGCATCTCGCTAGTAGTGCAAGGCGGGGACGCGACCGAAATCGCAACGCAGATCATGATCCGTAAAACTCCGGGGTGTTCTACCTACGGAAGTACGACAATTTTTGTCACGGATACGATTGGAATTACACATCAGATAAATTTCTATACACCCAGTTATGTTCCGATCCAGGTTCAAATCACGATTAATGCACTGGCCGGGTATTCGGCGAATACAGGGGTTGCGATTCAGCAAGCGGTTGCCAACTACATCAGCAGTCTGAGTATCGGTGACATTGTGATGGTGCAGCGGTTGTCTTTGCCAGCGCAATTGTTCGGCGCGGGCGCATTCAACACATTCGAACTCACCAGTATTGAAATCTGCGTCCTCTTTCACACGCTCGCTACGATTGATGTTCCAATCGCTTTCAATCAACAAGCAACCTGCGTAGTTGCTAACGTTGCGTTGGTGGTGACATGAGCATCAGCAATTTACCAACAGAAGAAACCTATACCTCACTGATCACCAGCGAACATCGGAACAAACCGTTGTTCGTTGCGACTGTCGCGCTGTTTGTATCTGGGTTCATCGGCGGTTCAGTCACCTCAACAGCACCTGGGGATACGGTAGCCGATGATGTGTTGATGTTCGTCGGGCCATCTTTGTCTTCTCAACTTGGCGGGAATTTAGTTACTCCAGGGGACACGGTAGACACCGGTGTTGATATGGCGGTTGACTTCGAACAATCAGTTGTCGGAATCTTTCCGAACCTCCCTTTCCTTGCAGACATTGACAATGCTATAGGCAAACAACTTGACAATATCGGTGTGTGGGTTGGATTGCCACGGGCGGTATTCGTGAATTCAACCTTGGGGATTGTCACGTTGGATGACACTACCTACCGTCAATTGCTTTACGCGAAGATCGCTGCGAATCATTGGGATGGTGGGATGGAATCCTATCAAGCCATCCTAGCTGATTTCTTCCCTGGCAGCGGGATCGTTCTCAAAGCGGTCGATAACCAAGACATGACGATAGATATTTATATCAGCGGGGGTATTCCGACTTCACTGCAAACAGCGCTGCTCAAAGGCGGGTTGCTGGTGCCACAACCAACAGGAGTTCTGATCAACGGGTTCATTTTGCCTACTGGGCCGGTGTTCGGACTAGACGAAGAAGACTTGAACATAGCTGGCCCTGATGTCGGCAGTTTTCCAACTTATCTATAAAGGTTCAAAATGTCAGCAAGTGATTTTCTGGCTTTTGGAACAGCGAGCAATGCCCTGTCCAATTCCGCATGGGTTGCAGCGGTTCCTAGTGGGGGTTTCGGTTCAGGATTGCTGACTTCACCTCGATTGAATAAAGCAATCCGTCAACCTTCTGTGATGGCTGCAGCGTGGGGAGCATTCCTTGTATCCCAGGGGCAGAACGCGAGTGATAGCGGGGTCGTTAGTGATCTCACCACTGAAATTACTGCTGCCCTAGTCTCGTTCATTCAATCAACTGTAATCGCTCAGGCGTTGCCCTACCCCAAGGCTTGGGTAAATTTCAACGGTTCAACTGCGGCCATCGCATCTAGCTACGGTGTCAGTTCGGTAACGCATATTGGCACCGGAATTTATACAGTGACATTCAGTTCCACCCTCAACAACGGACTTTACGCTGTGTCCGGATCAACTCTTGGCACCAGTGGTTCGGCACCCCCCGGACCATATGTCTACAGCACGGACGGATTGACACCTGTTCTCAAGACGACTACGGCCGTACAGGTTGCGACTATTGGCGGTTCAGGCCCTGTTGATTCAGCAAACGTCAGCGTAGTAATTCACGGTACATAAAAATGACTACAAAAAACATCATCTGGAAAAAGCCCGATGGGGCGTTGGCCGTAACGCATCCTGTTGTCGATCAGACTGTGACTTCGGCAGCATTCGCCGCTGCCATGTTGTCCAACGGCTGGATTCCGAATACTTGGGTCATTCTCGCGACCGATTACGCCTTGGCGTTTCCGACGACCAAGATTGAATTGTGGGTCTGGAATTCAGGCACTGGCACTATTAGCTAAAGGGTAAGAAAAATGGATCGCGCATGGTTACAAAATGCTGTCAGTGTTCCTCCGACAGCACCTTCATCATTTTCAATCGGCTATCCTCAGGCGCTGTCAGGTGAGAATCCTACGCAGCCCGGGCCGTGGTGGTTTCACATGGTCACGGAAGCGCTGGTTCAGTCGATCATCGCAGCCGGGTTGACTCCTAATGCTACTGATCCAACTCAGTTCACGACGGCGATTCTTGATCTAGTGAGTTCGACCTTCCTGAGCGTTCTAGACATCCCTGGCGTCGATCCCACCGGCGTTGCCGACAGCTCTACCGCTATTCAGTCGTCGTCGGGCAGGACCATCTATTTCCCTGACGGCGTAAAAATCAAGTTGTCCAACCCAGTTTCCTATTCGGGCGTAGTGCGATGGGTTGGAAGCGGCGTCAATTCGACCATCTTGGCGGATGGAAAATTTCTCGACGTCACCGATGGTGCTGGCTCGTTCATATCGGGCTTGAATCTCCAGAACATCACTGCGCCGTGGCTGATCACCCGCGACCCGACGAACTGGAGCGCGACTGGCACCCTTTCGCAGTCTAGCACTGCCGCAGGTTATCAGCCGACCACCAGCGACCCGGAATACTCCACGCTGACGACGGCCCAGCAGAACAGTTTCATCGGCCCCACCATTCTTTTTCACGGCAGCGCCGAAGGGATCACAGTCGAGAAGATCACAGGTCTATTTGTCACGATCAACATCCAGGATGCGAGCTATTCGGTCGTCCGGGATTGCCGCTTCCGCGCCGGACACTCCACTTATGGCGGCATCGTTTTTGACAACTCCACCAACAACGTCAAGGTGGGGGTGGGCAACCGTGCGCACGACAACTCGGTCAGCTACAGCTCAAACAACGGAATCTTCTTCTCGAACAACACCGATTTCTCTGCGCTGGGAAATCACTGCTACCTCGGCGGCGAGTCGGGTATCAAGACGAACCAGGGTGCTGGGAGCTACTGTTATCGGGGCTTGATCGCAGATAACCACTGCTGGGAAAACTACTACGACAACATCGACGCGGACTCGAACTATCCGACCTCGACCGCAGCCGCCACGCATCACAGCATCCTGAACAACTACTGCTGGAACGCGGGCGGAGACGGGATCAACTCGGACGGCCAGTTCAACCTCGTGCGCGGCAACCATATCTACAACAACCGCCGCTTCGGGATCTTTGCGACGTGCGATTTGAGCGACATCAGCGCCAACTACTGCTACGACAACAACACTTCGCGTGTCTCATCGCAGGCCGACATCGTCGTCAATTCAGTGCTGGGCGGCAACAAGATCCACGACAACTATGTTTGGGGCGGTGCTGGTCAGAACAACAACTCGATCTACTCGTACTCGCCTGGCGTGGTCAACGATATCAAGAACAACTACGCCACCGGAAATGCGGGACAAATGTTCTTTGGCAACCCGGATGCAGTACCGTCGATTGTCGAGGGAAATATTGATCCCACGACTGGGGCTCTGACACAGCAAGCGTTCACGCTTGAGCTTTCAGTTGTCGCGGCCGCGCTTAATCACAAGCTCTACGATGGGGCATTTGGTGGCTCAACCTCGAATTTCCTGACGCGCATCACCGCCGCGACACAGAGCGCGACAGTGACGCCTCAGGGTGCGGATGCATCGACAGCCTTCTCGGCGGGAGCAAAACTTGGCTCTGCGAACACGAACTTCCTGTGGTTCGATACGGCGGCACAGTTCCAGGTCAACGGCCAACTGTCCGCCAGCATCGTCTTCAACAGTTCCGGCACCGCCCTAAACGTCCAGGCCGCCTTCTCGTCACTCAACATCAACGGTGTGACGCTGACTCGGTTGCTGTTCATCTTTAGTAACGCCACGTCTGGCGCAGCATTCTCACCGGCATCGCTCAGTGGGTCACAGGTCATTCGGGTGCAGTTCCAAGGAAGGCTGTCGTGAACCTCGACCACCTTCCCCTTTAAAGGAAATTTCAAAATGGATCGTGTTTGGAAATCCGGCGCAGCTTCAACGCCACCCCCTGTCCCTGCTTTGTTCTCTAACGGCTACCCCCAGTCCCAAAATATCGGGGCTTCTATCAACGCCACCGAACCCGGGCCGTGGTGGTTTCACACGGTTACTGAAGCACTTGTTCAAACCATCCTTGCTGCCGGCCTCACTCCGAACGCCACGGATCCAACGCAATTCACGACGGCAGTCCTTGATCTAGCGAGTTCGACTTCGGGCGTGTTCAATCCAACGTTGAGCTACGCTGCGGGGACAGTCGGTCGGCACCTGAGTCCGACCATCTCTATCACAGATGCGCCATTCCTGTGCGTTGGCTCAGGCGATGAAACCGCAAAGATTCAAGAGGCCATCAACGCGCTCCAGCCGGGGCAAGAGCTTCTGATCCCCAACGGCACTTTCAGCTACACCAATCTCACGTTCACGAGTAAAGCCAACTTCTCCGTGCGCGTCATGGGAACGCTTGTGTGCATCGCCACGAAGCCCGGGGGGACTGGGGTGGATATGCGCAGTTCAGCGGAGGGTGCGCAGACGATCAATTTTACGTCCTGCAATTATTTCCGAATCCACGGCC